GTAGCTACAAAGAACTTACCCGTTTCAGGGTGTGGTCCTGCAATTACTGCTGGAGCTCCATCCCATTTGACTGTTACATTTAACTTTGAACTAGATCCACCAGCAAACATATCTCGTAATGCTTGTAGAAATTGTATTGAACTTCTACCACCAGCAATACCAAAATTTAGAATCTCATCTTCAAGATGTTCTAAATGTAAGTTCTTTCCTGCTGCTTCTGTTAAAAATTCCATTCGTTAAACCTATATAATTTTTCTTCTAATTCTTCTGGATCTGTGTGTGGTATATCTTTTCTCTCACTATTAAAACTTGAAATTAAACCACCAGCTCTTTGGTCATAAGCTCTCCAACCAAGTTTCCAATTTTTTATATTAGGTGTTCCATCTGCTGCTGTATCTGTATGTGATTCGTATTTACCTTCTTTTATTTCCTGATGATTGTGTTCAATAGTATCTAATCCATTACTTGTTTTTAATGTTGATGCAAAAGTTAATACACTCATCATAGTTGCTGGAGATTTCATAGCAAGTCTAGTATTATCTTTACCAATTAAATTTTCTAATTCTTTTTTATCAACATGCTTAGCCATCTCTGCTGCATGTTCTTTTTCTAATGCTAGAAGTTCTTTTTTCTTTGCGTTTAGTTGTCGCCAGGCTGCAGGTTTTGTTCCTCTTTTGGGTTTTTGTTCGTAATCTATTTCTTCTTTTAATTTTTTAATTGCATTTGCATTATCTCTAATAGATTTGAAAAACTTTTTCTCATCTTTAATTGCACTACCTATTCCACTTTCTTCTGCAATCTTACCCATTTTTTCATCACTTTGAACTATTTCATCTTTTACACCAATTTCATAACCATCATCTCCAGGTCTACTATGTAATCTATCTCTATATTCTGGATCTGGATGATATTTTTGATATTGTCCTGATTCACCTGGAAATCCCCAAGCTCCGTCGTTTTTTGTTGTTGCATATTTTACACTAACAGATGCAACTTTTTCTACTTTACCCTTACCATCTCTATCAACTCTTATCTTGTCTCCTGATGGAAAACTACCTGCTGATGGTAAATAAGCTTCTTGACCACCTGCAATTTCTGTATCATATAAAGCCATTTCTGCCATATTTTTCATCATAGCTTTGGCCATATCTGGACTTTCTTGATGCATTGTTTCTGCCATTTTAGCGTATGAATTTCCTACTGCTTGTTCAGCTTCTTTAGACGGAACCTTAACATCTTTAAGTATTCTATCCATTTCCTTCTGATGATCTTCTAAAGCTCCTCTAATTTTTGGACTTACATTTGAAGATTTTTCTAAATCTTTTAATTTAGTAATAGTATTTCTAATAGAATTATTTTCGTCAATAGATTGTTTAAGATAATCTTTTGAATGTTTATGGCTTGGTGTTAATATATTACCATCTTTTCCAGTTGGACCAAATACCTGATGAAACTCATCACCTAATCTATTATATGGTGATTTTGAAAATAATTCTTGAACATTCTTATCATCTTTTGCACTTCGTTTAGTTTTTAAATCAGGTTTTGATGTTGTTGTAACCTCTTGTTTTGGAGATTTAGTACTATCCATATTCTTTAATGATTTTCCTGATGCATCTTCAATAGTATCTTTAATAAATTCTGTCATTTTATTTTGACCTAAAAATTTTCTAGACTCAAAACTTATGTTTCTCATATAAACTTTAGGTTTAGCTCCCGTACTAGCCTCTAAACCATATTTCTTAATTAATGCTTCAGCTTTTTCTGGAGTTGGATCACTATGTAAATCTTCAAATTCTTTTTCAAAAGCTTTTACAAGTGCCTTATCTTTATCTGACATATAGAGTTGTGCATCTCTGGCTGAAGCAGGTGGTTTATCTCCAAAAAGTTTTTTAAAATTCTTAGGAATTTCTGTAGTTTTCTTCTTTTTCTTTGGTTCTTCTTTATCTTTTTCATCATCTTTGAATGCATCAGGGTCTGCATCTTTAGCTGTAGTTTCTTTACCAGAAATCTTAACTTTAGTAGTTGGTCTCATTTTATGTTTAGCATTATAAGCTTGCATTGCTGCTTTATTACTAAACTCTATTTCTGTCAATAAAGATTCTAATTTTAATTCTGATGAAGATGATTTTGCTAATCTATATAATTCATCACCCAATAGATGTCCAAAATTTGTATCAGAAGGATAATGTGCTCCAGCTACCATTCGGCCTTCACCTATATCTTCTCCCAATCTTATTATATTTCTTCTATGTTCAAATGGAACTTCATCAGCTACTAATTTAGCAACTAATCTTCCATGAGTTGCGTGTCCTGATGGATAAGAAGGTGTTTCTGCGGTCTTTAATGGAAAAAATGAAAAACCTAAACCCAACTTATTAGCTAACACTTTTGGTCTAGGTCTGTTATAAAATCTTTTAAGTGATAATATAATTGAATCAGCTTGATCTGAAATTCTTTTAATTTCGTCTAAATCAACCTCTAAATTATGTTTATCAACATACTTTCCGAATGCTTTCATTACTTTTGTGTCATGCATTCTCATATCTGTTTCCCATTGATCACGGAATTCTTGTAACCCAATTAGATATTGAATTTCATCAAAAACAACTTTTGATGAATTACTTGGGGGCGGATAGTTTTGCCAACCATCAAAATCAAACATTAACGCGAGATCAGAAAAGTTATTTAACTGTTTTAATCTCTTTGTAGATAATGGAATATTATGAGTCAGCTTATCAAGCTTATCATTTGGGGATTGTTCTGTGATTACTTCTAGAAAAGGTTTCATAATCAGTATTTATGTTAATACTATTTTTGAATTTTATGTTCTTTAAGAAAATCATCTATCTCAGCGATTTTCTCAACCAGTTCTAATTGTCGTTTCTTTGATTCGTGTAGTTTTTTTAGCACAATAAGTTCTTTTCTTAATTCTACTTTTTGATTAAGAATGTCCATTAAGGGTTTTTCTTTAATAATCCCTTTCTTATTCTGCGTTGATAATTTCATTTAATTGTTTTATAGTATCATCAGCTGTCTTATGTAGAATTCCAATTCCACCAGCTTCTACCCAACATTTAATATTTCTTTCTCTATCGTCAATCAAGACAGCTTTCTTATGTGCAAATGCTGCTTTCTGACTGCCTTTGAATGTAGGAATAACTATCCAATGTGGGTGTACATGCCTTCTTATCCAAGCAATTTTGTCTTGAATTACCAGAGTTCTATTTACTGTTCCTGCTGCTGTTAATATTTCAGTATGAATACCTGAATTCATACAATAATCTACTAACTTCCAAGCATCTGGTAAAGGATCAAGATTTAAGAATAGTCTTTGAGCTGTCAATTTTCTCTTTTCTTGATCATAGACATCTTTCTTATCTTTTAAATCAACTTTATAGCCGAGAGCTTTCGTCAAACCCGATTCAAAATCGGCTAAAACTCCGTCTTGGTCTAAAAATATTTGCCTTACTTTACTCATTGTGTTATTATATCAAAAGTGTACCCGCGGTATCAATACTTAAAATCTTCTGTTTTTTCACTACTGATTCTTTCACCTACAGCTGTTTGATCCATTACAGGTCCAATATCAACTAATTCATCTTGAGCAGACTGTTCACAATCAAATAATCTCATTTTAGCTCTATCTACACCCACAACAAATCGTCTATGATATGTTGGATCATTGTATCTATTCTTTAACTGTTTAACCATCACTTGATCTAATTCTTGTAAATCTTCTGTAGATATTAGAGCAAACATAAAGTCAGCTGTAGCAGGTAAACCAAATGATTCTGATGTATCTTCTAATCCAACATCTGTTGATACGAACCCTGTTCTATTTGTTTGAGTAGCTGACATGATTGGAACATCAAACTCAACAGCTAATCCTCTTAATTCTTCAGCAATACTTTTAACATAAGTGTATGTATTTACATTACTACCAGGTCTAACTCTGAATGAAGCACAGATATTTAAATAATCTATGAATAAAATATCAGGTTTAAACGCCTTTTTCAAATCTAATTCTTGTAATAAATGTCTAAAATGTCCTGAATGAGCTGAAGCTGTTGGATATTCTTTAACAATTAATTTACCTTTTGTTTTCTCTTGAACTCTTTTGATCTTCTTTTTGTACATTGACTTGGGTAAATCATCTAAATCATTTAATGATATATCAAGTAAGTTAGCATCTATTCTCTCAGCTATCTTCTCCTCAGCCATTTCTAAAGTAATATATAAAACATTCTTTCCTTGAACTAAACAACTGGCTGCGACATGACACATAAACAAAGATTTACCAACACCTGTTCCAGCCATACAAATATTTAATGTCTTATTAGGTAATCCACCTTTTGTAATTTTATTCATCAATTCTAAATCAAAAGGAATTCTTTCTTCCTCTGTATGATAAAAGTCATATCGTGGTTCCCAATCATCTAAAAAATCATGGCCAATATTTGTATCAAAAGATACTGATAAAGCGTCTCTTAA